TCTCTCCCTACGGCACGCTGCTGGGTCGCCCGGTGTTTGTGTCTCAGCACGCCAACACCTTCTCGGCCCAAGGGGACATCTTGCTGGTGGACCTGAAGTACTACCAGACCATCACCAAGACAGGTGGCATGCAGACCGCCACATCGATGCACCTGTACTTCGATGCCGATCTCACGGCGTTTCGAACCACCTTCCGTATGGATGGTCAGTCGAAGATTTCTACAGCGATCACGCCTGCCAAAGGCAGCGCAACGATGTCGCCCTTCATCCAACTGGGCGCGCGCTAAGCAGTCCCAAACCTTAGGAGAAAACTATGTTTCCCAACGCAAAAGGCAGCGAACTGCTGTCCATTCTCGCCACCATCGACCCTGCCGCGCAAGCGGCAGGAACTGTCACTACGGGCTGGATTTCTGTGGCCAACCATCACGGATTCCTCTCCTTGGTTCAGACCGGAGTGCTCGGCACCAGCGCCACAGTGGATGCGAAGTTGCAGCAAGCAGTAGATTCCACTGGCACCAGTGCCAAGGACATCACCGGCAAAGCGATCACCCAGATCGTCAAAGCCACAGGCGACAACAAGCAGGCCTTGATCAACGTCAAGCCCGAGGAACTCGACACAGTCAACGGCTTTGGTTTTGTTCGTCTGTCTTTGACGGTAGGAGTGGCTGCCAGCCAAACTGCTGCTCAAGTCCTAGGTGTCAATCCGCGAGAGCTCCCTGCCAATGCAGGCAATCAGGCGGCTGTTGTGCAGATTGTCTAAATGCCACTGCAACTCGTTTCAGCTCCAGCCGGGGAGCCGATCACGCTTCTTGAGGCAAAGCAGCACCTGCGGGTGGATGTTGATGACGATGATGCATTGATCGGCTCGCTGATTACGGCAGCCCGGCAGGCAGCCGAGACACGCACTGGCAGGCAGTTGATGACTGCCCGCTGGAAGCTGGTGCTCGACGCATTTCCGGGTTCTTTGGCCAATCATGTTCCATCCGATGCTTCCTTTAGCTTGCCTGGACACGCAATCCTTCTTGACAAATGCCCAGTGCAGTCATTGGTCAGCATCGAGTACCTTGACATGAATGGCAGCCCTCAGGTGATGCCGCCTGGGGATTACGTCTTGGACGCTGCATGCGAGCCTGCGCGACTCACCCCAGTATTTGGTAAGACTTGGCCCCCGACTCTCCCACAGATTGGCTCTGTGATCGCCACCTTTGACGCAGGATACGGCGCAGGCTCCTCTGTGCCCGAGGGAATTAAGAGTTGGATCAAGTTGCGTGTGGGAAGTCTCTACGGACATCGTGAGGAAATGGCAGTGCTAACGCGCGGTCGCATTGACTCATTGTCATTTGTAGATGGACTTTTAGACGGTTACCGCGTGAGCGTTGTATGAGCTTAATCAGTGCAGGTCAGATGAGCCAGCGTGTTCGCATTCAGCAGCCCACTGTTGCAAAGGATGCATTGGGTGCGCCGACACAGACCTGGAGCGATATAGCGACTGTCTGGGCTGATATCCAACCGATATCAGGGCGCGAGGCACGAATTGCAGATCGTATAGCTGCGGTGGTGAGTCATCAAATTACTGTGCGTTACAGATCCGAGTTCAACGACCCCAAAAGCGTTTCACAAATGCGAGTTCTGTTTCGAGATCGTATTTTTTCAATCCATGCTGCCCTTAATGAAGACGAGGCCAATGTCTCGGTCATGCTTTTGGCAAGTGAAGGGGCGCGCAATGGCTAGAGTTGAAACAGTTCGCATTGAAGGACTAGCACAACTTGATCGTGCACTTCGTGAACTGCCTGACCGTGTTGCTAATCGAGGGCTCAGGGCATCAGTTTACGCAGGAGCAAAGGTCATACGTGATGAGGCGCGTGCTCAGGCTCCAAAAGCTGCGCAGTCGCTTGGCTCTAAGCAACCACCACCCGGAACGCTCAAGCGTTCGGTGATCATGAAGCACGTTCGCGAGCTATCTGGTGGGGGTCGCCAGACCTTTTATGTTTTGGTGCGCCACGGTAAAAAGTACCGCAATCAGGGCAAGCGAGGGAACCTATCGCAAGATGCTTGGTATTGGCGCTTTGTTGAATTCGGTACTCGAAAGATGGCGGCTCGTCCATTTCTGCGTCCGGCACTGGAATCTCGACGCCGCCAAGCCGTTGATGCCATTAAGCAGCGACTGACCCAGCGCATCGAGATAGAAGCGCGAGCCTTGAATGGTCGATAGCGATGCAGGACTTCTATGACGCGATCAAACATCTGGCCGCAGGGCAGGTGTACGCCATCGTTGCATCTGAGGGTGCTCAGTATCCAACGCTTGTTTACACCCCTATTGATCAGTCAAACGTTGCGTCGCTTGACGGACCAAACCAGCTGCGGCGCTCGCGAGTGCAAGTCGATGCGTACGCACTAACACTGGTCGCTTGCGAACAACTGCAAGAGCAGGTCCTTGCGGCATTGCTAGCCAGTATCAAAACGGTGGCCGATGTACGCATGGGCCTTACCGATTTCGACGATGAAGCCGGTACTTACCGGATATCCGTGGACTTCACCTACTACCGGTAACGGTGGTCAGGTTGTCTTTTCATTTTTTTCATGGAGGCCTTTTATGCCTAGTACTGCCATCACCGCGCAGGGCATCACCATTGCCCGGTTTGGAACCACAACCTTTGAGACCATCCCCAACGTAGTCTCCTTTCAGGGGCCTGGGGGTCAAGCCTCAGTTATTGACGTCACCAATCTTGCTTCAACAGCTAAAGAGAAGAGAGTCGGTCTTCGCGATGAAGGTCAACTCTCACTGAGCCTGCACTTCAATCCTGACGACATGGTCCATCAGGGCCTTCGTACAGATCGAGCCAATCGTGTGCGCCGCCAGTTCAAGATCACCTTCACCGACACCACGCCCGCTGCGACATGGACTTTCTACGGCTACGTTACACAGTTCAGTGTTCAAGGTGGTGTGGATGCTGTAGTTGAAGCCAGCGTCACGATCGAAATCGATGGCGACATCACGGAGGCATAAAGACTATGAATATTTTGACCAAAGAAGCCATCCTTGCAGCCGATGATCTGCCGCGCGAAACAGTCCTCGTACCTGAGTGGGGTGGAGACGTCTACGTCCGCACCATGAGCGGTACGGACCGCGATGCCTTTGAGAGCAGCCTTATTGCTCGCGATGGTGCAAAGGATGGTCGTATGGAAAACGTTCGAGCCAGACTTGTTGCGCTCACCCTTTGCGATGCGACGGGCAGCCGTCTTTTTGAAGATGGCGAAATTGTTGCGCTTGGCCGAAAAAGTGCTCGTGCACTAGACAGGGTTTTCGCTGTTGCTCAGCGTCTAAACGGTATCGGTATCGAGCAGGCTGAATCAGCAAAAAAGGACTAAAGGCCAATCCCACTCGTCGCTTCGCTTTTCGCTTGGCGCTTGCGCTGGGCATGCCGGTTCGTGAGCTATTGCAGCGGATCGGATCAGACGAGATCACCGAGTGGATGGCCTTTTATCAACTGGAACCCTTTGGCGACATGCGGGCTGATTTGAGAAGTGGTGTGATTGCGTCAACCTTTGCCAACGCCAACCGTACCAAGCACGCACGTCCTTTTACGCCAGAAGATTTCATGCCATTTATCGACCGACCCGAGCCAATTGATGAGGCCCGATTGAACGTCGCTCGTCTTAAGTCAATGTTTGCACACAGGGTCAAAAAGCATGGCTGATCTTGGCTCACTTGTCGTAAAGCTTTCGGCGGAAACCTCTGAGTTTCGTGCCGATCTAGGACGGACGGCGCGACTTTTAGATCGACATGCCAATGACATGAAGACCTCGCTGCAGCAGGTCTCATCCATTGCCAGGACAACCTTTGCAGTAGCGATAGGTGCGACTTCTGTTGCCGCCTTGAGAGACTTTGTTAGTCAGACCATCGAAGCCGCTGCGGCTCTTCAGGGTCTTTCAGAGCAGACAGGCGCAAGTGCTGCGGCACTTTCCGGCTTTGCACCCGTGGCCACTATTTCAGGCACGGCCATGGAGGCAATTGGCGGCAATCTCGCCAAACTTTCCAAAGGCTTGGCAGGTGTTGATGATGAGACTGCTGGGGCAACGAAGGCGCTGCAGTTTTTAGGTATTCGCGCAAAAGAAGCCAGTGGAACTTTGCGTGATCCTGCAGAGGTCATGAATGATGTCGCGCTCAAATTGGCGGAGTTTGAGGACGGTGCTGGAAAAACCGCAATTGCAATGGAGCTCTTTGGAAAGTCGGGGGCCACCATGCTCCCGTTCCTTAAAGATTTGGCTGAAAACCAAGACCTAAATATTCGCTTAACGGCTAAGCAAATTGAGGAGGCAGACAACGCATCCAAGGCAATGGGCCGCATGAGAGCAGAGTCGAATTTCGTTGCTCAGACTTTGGTGACAGCGGCAATTCCTTCAATGTCCGTTTTGACACAAGAACTCAAGCGTGTTTTTCTGGGAACAGATAACGCAGTAGAGGGAATTCAGCGCATGCGCGCTGAAGGTACGCTGACCAACTGGGCAGAGAAAACGGCCTATGCGATTGCCGTCGTTATTGATGCACTTCGAGGTATTGGCCACACAATCAAATCGGTCATCGGCAGCTTTTCTGCTGTTTGGGCCGATATTGAATTGGCGGGAACATTCTTGGCGGGGGGTAAAGGGCTCAATCCTTTTTCAGATGAAAACCGTTCTCGCTTGCAGGCCGCGCTTGAAAAGCGAAATGCCATCGTGGCGCAGTCCAACCAGAACTACGTTGAGCTCTGGGATATGCCGCTTTTGGCGGATGCGGTAACTAAACGATTTGACGAGATCCGCAAAGGTACGGAGGCTTCCAACGCAGCCACTCAGGCAGCCGCTCCCAGAAAGCAGTTGAATTACAGCACTGCGACTGGCGCTGTTTCGGCCAATGCAATGGCCGGAATAGACAGCGAGATTAAGCGTCTTCAGGGGCAGGTGGATGTCGAAAGTGCCATCCTCAAGGACAGGCAAAGAATCATCGACCTCTACGAAAGTCAGGGCTACCTGAGCTTTAAAGATGCAAGTGAGGCGCGCTTGGCTGCGCAAGAGGACTTCACGGAAAAGCTTCGTGCACTGTCTGCAGATGAAGAGACGATCTTGCGCAGAGGCCTAGAGACAGTCGCTAAGACCACCCAAGACAAACTTAAGCTTCAGGATCGTCTGGCTGAAATCACTTTAAAACGGCAAAGACTAGAGCGTGAAGCTCAACAGTCGAATTTGGAGCGCCAGATTCGGTTGCCTGGCGAGTCGATGAAGGATCTGCAAGAGCAAGCAGCCCGAGGGCTTGGGGAGCTTCGTGCGGTTGAAGAGCAAATCAAAACTTTGCGTGAAACGGGCGCTATCAGTGAACTGAAATCATTGCAGCAACTGGCAACGGCACGCCAAGAAAGTGGTCTTCAATTGTCAGCGCTTGCTCGACAGGCACGTGAATTGGCTGAGGCAGCGCCTGGTAACGAAAAGCTAGCAGATGCCCTCAGAAAAATCGAGGAAGCGGCTCGACAGGCAGCTGATGGCGCATCTCTTTTGACTTTACGTGTCAAGGAACTGTCTGATCCGGAAGCTGGCTTTGCCAAGGGCCTGCGCTCTGTTGCCGAAGAGGCCGAGCAGGTTGGCAAGCAAATGGAGTCAGCCACCACCCGAGCATTTAACGGGATGACCGATGCTTTGGTGAACTTTGTGATGACCGGCAAGCTTGATTTCAGAACCTTGGCAAACTCCATCATTTCTGACTTGATCAGGATTCAGATTCAGAGGGCCATCACACTGCCCCTGGCCAACGCCATGGCCGGGTTTTTTGGTTTTGCCAGCGGAGGTGTCATGACTTCTGCAGGTCCAACTGCACTGCGCAGTTATGCCAGCGGGGGTATTGCCAACTCACCTCAGTTAGCCCTTTTTGGTGAAGGCTCTCGCCCAGAAGCCTATGTACCGCTGCCTGATGGTCGTTCAATTCCCGTAACCATGAGTGGGGCTGGGGGCGGTGGGGATGTCTTCAACATTTCCGTCAGTTTGACTGACTCAGGTGCATCTAGCCGTGGTGATGACCCAGGTGGGCGCGATTTAGGCCGCGCTATAGCAAGTGCAGTGCGGCAAGAACTCCTTGCGCAAAAACGTGCCGGTGGCCTGCTTGACGGTCGCAGGGGGGCGTAAATGGCCACATTTACTTGGACTCCTTCTGTTGGTGCCAATTTGTCAATGCGTCCCACAGTGCGCCGTGTCTCCTTTGGTGATGGCTATGAACAGCGCTTGGGATTCGGAATCAATACACAGCCGCAGGTGTGGTCGCTGGAGTTTCGCGGACGCACCAGTAGTGATGCCGTAGCAATCGACAACTTTCTTCGGGCTCGTGGTGCAGTCCAGGCCTTTGATTGGACGCCTCCAGGTGGATTGCCTGCCAAGTTTGTTTGTGATGAATGGAGTCGTTCCGTGGACGAGCCAAATATTGAATCTGTCCGAGCAACTTTTAAGCAGGTATTTGATCTCTCATGACTGCTGTCGCCATCTCTTCGGAAATCCAGAAGCTCGCACCCAGTAGTGTCATTGAGCTGTTCGTTTTGGATCTGGCGATCTTTGGACAGGGGCCAGTGCGCTTTCATGCAGGTACAAATGCGTTGCAGCAGCGCGTGGTCTGGCAGGGGAACGCCTACGAAGCATTTCCAATTGAGGTCGAGGGGTTCGAGTTCAACGGCAATGGCCAGGTGCCAAGGCCGCGTCTGCGCGTGGCGAACGTCACTGGAGCCATTACGGCGCTTGTACTGACCTATCAGGACTTGGTGGGTGCCAAGATCACACGCAAGCGAACGCTTGCCAAATACCTTGACGCAGTTAATTTTTCCGGTGGATCAAACCCAACTGCTGACCCTTTGGCGGAGTTTGCCGATGACATTTATTACGTGGATCGAAAGTCGCGTGAGACTAGAGATGTTGTTGAGTTCGAACTCGCGGCTTCATTTGATCTTGAGGGCGTAACTTTGCCGCGCAGGCAGATCGTTCAAAACGTATGTCCCTGGCGTTACCGGGGATCTGAGTGTGGCTACACAGGCTCAAATTATTTCAACGCTAACGATCAGTCGGTAGTTTCAAGCATTCAGGATATCTGTGGCAAGCGATTGGCTTCATGCCAAGTGCGGTTTGGACAAAACGCTGAGCTTCCATTCGGCGGTTTCCCCGCAGCTGGGTTGATTCGTTGATGCAAAGCGAGAACCAGTCTCTGGCAATGGATCACGCCCGCGAGGAGTATCCGCGCGAATCTTGTGGCTTGCTTGTGATCCGCCGTGGCCGTGAGGTGTATGTGCCTTGCCGAAACATCGGCGTGGGCACCGATCAATTCGTTATTCATCCCGAGGACTTCGCACAAGCTGACTCAAGGGGGCAGATCGTAGGCGTGGTGCACAGCCATCCGGGCTTACCTCCGACAGCGAGTCAGGCCGACCGCGTGGCTTGTGAAGCCAGTGGTTTGCCTTGGCACATCATCAGTTTTCCCAGTGGTCAATGGGCGCAAATTCAGCCTTCTGGCTATGTCGCACCGCTTGTGGGGCGTGAATGGTCTCACGGTGTTCTTGACTGTTACGCGTTACTGCGGGACTGGTTCCAGTCGGAGCGTGGGGTTGTGCTTCCAAACTTCGTGCGCTTTGATGATTGGTGGAAACGTGGTGAGAACTTGTACATCGACAACTTCGAAAAAGTAGGTTTTACGCAAGTGAAGCCAGAAGAAATCCAAATGGGCGATTGCATCTTGATGCAGGTTGCTTCGCCTGTGCCCAATCACGCCGCCGTCTATCTCGGGGATGGACTGATCCTGCATCACTTGCAGGGACGTCTTTCCAGCCGCGATATCTATGGTGGGTACTGGCAAAAAGTTACAACGCACGTCATTCGATATGGTCACAGTCATACTTCTCGGTGAACTCGGACGCAGCTTTGGGCGCAGGCATACCCTTGCCATTTCATCAGCCGCAGAAGCGATTCGCGCGCTTAGTGCCAACTTTCCATCCTTTGAGAGGGAGTTGGTTGCGTCCGGTGAACGCGGGGTTGGCTACCGGGTGCTTGCTGGCCGAGATTCCCTTAATTTGGAGCGATTGCACGAGCCCACCGGCTCCCAGCGCATCACGATTGCGCCGGTATTGTCTGGCGCTGGCGGAGATGGTTTGGGGCAAATCTTGCTTGGCGCAGCATTGCTTGCCGTCGCATGGTGGAACCCACTTGGCTGGGTTGCATCGGGTGCATTTCTGTCTCAGGCCACGCTCTATTCGGTGGGCACAGCCATGATTCTTGGCGGTGTTGCGCAGATGATTGCACCCACACCCAAAGCAACTGAACCATCTGAGCGTCCAGAAAACAAGCCAAGCTACAGCTTCAACGGTGCAGTCAACACGACGGCACAGGGTCACCCCGTGCCTGTGGGTTATGGTCGATTGATTGTGGGCTCGGCTGTGATCAGTGCAGGTATTGATGTCGACGAGATTCCTGCATGACTGAACTAATCATCGGCGCAGGAGGTGGTGGCAAAGGGGGCGGAGGTGCTAGCGCACGCGTAGCCCAAGAAGCGCCTGACAGCTTACGCTCCAAAGCCTATGCACGGGTTGTTGATCTCATTTCCGAGGGAGAGATTGAGGGCTTGGTCGATGGGCTCCAATCGGTATATCTGGACGACACGCCCATACAGAACGCCGACGGTACAACCAATTTTTCTGGCGTAACGCTTGAGACCAGAGATGGCACACAGCAGCAAAGCTACGTACCTGGGTTTTCTTCTGTCGAAAACGAGGTGCCCGTTGGCGTTGAGATCAAGGCGAGCCAGCCTGTGGTTCGCTCAATCACTGATCCTGATGTAGACGCAGTCAGGATTAAGGTGAGCGTTGGGCAACTGACCAACCAAGACACGACCAATGGAGATCTGAACGGAAGCGCTGTATCGTTTTCCATCGATCGGCAGGTCAGCGGCGGCGGGTTTGTCGAAGTAATAAACGACACGATCTCAGGTAAGACCACGACCAAGTACCAGCGCAGTTACTACGTGCCGCTAACCGGTAACGGCCCGTGGGAAATTCGTGTTCGGCGTATTACGGCGGATTCAACCTCCAGCGCCATCCAGAACAAGACCTACCTTGACTCCTACACCGAGGTTGTTGAGAGTAAGCTGCGCTATCCCAACAGCGCCTTGGTTGCGTTGAGGGTAGATGCTTCGCAGTTTTCGGCCATCCCTCGGCGCAGCTACGACATGAAACTGCTGCGTGTCCGTGTGCCGGTGAACTATGACCCTGGTACACGAACCTACAGTGGCGTGTGGAACGGAAACTTCAAAATCGCATGGACAGACAACCCTGCGTGGTGTTTTTATGACCTGGTCACCAGTACCCGGTACGGCTTGGGTGGATACATCCCTGAGTCACAGGTCGACAAATGGGCGCTTTACCGAGTAGCGCAGTACTGTGACCAGTTGGTTCCTAACGGGCTTGGGGGCTTTGAGCCACGCTTTACCTGTAACTTGTATCTACAGACGCGCGAGCAGGCTTACAAGGTGGTGCAGGACATGGCCTCGATTTTTCGAGGCATGGTGTATTGGTCGGGTGGAGCAATCACTGTCACGCAGGACGCACCCAGTGATGCGGTTTACCAGTTCGCCCCCGGCAACGTGGTGGACGGTGAGTTTGCCTACCAAGGGTCTTCAGCTAAAGCTCGTCACACCGTGGCGCTCGTGACCTGGAATGATCCAGATGATTTCTACCGTCAGAAGGTTGAATATGTCGAAGACGCCGCAGGTATCGCCCGCTATGGGATTGTGCAAAGCGACGTAGTTGCACTCGGTTGCACTGCTCGCGGTCAGGCCCACCGGGTGGGCAAGTGGCTTTTGTTCTCCGAGCAATCTGAGTCAGAAATTGTCACTTTCCGAACGGGCCTTGAAGGTGCAGTGGTGCGTCCAGGCGACATCATCAAGGTCGCTGATCCTGTTCGCGGCGGTATGCGCTTGGGTGGTCGGATCGCCGCTGCAACGGCTAGCACTGTCACGCTCGACCAAGAGTTGCCAGCTGATTTACCTTGGCGACTCGCGGTCGTTTTGCCGAATGGAACTGTCGAGGAGCGACTGGTGGGGCCTGTATCCGGTCGCACTCTGACAGTGACGATACCGTTCAGCTCGGTCCCCCAAGTTGATGCAATTTGGATGTTGGCATCCTCAATCATTGAGCCGCAGCTTTTTAGGGTGGTGTCTGTCGCTGAGCGCGATCCGGGTGTCCATGAAGTAACGGCACTGGCGCACAACCCCAGTAAATACGCAGCGATTGAAGAAGGTCTGGCACTTCAGCCACGCTCGATTACTGTTCTTTCGGACATTCCTCCACCGCCTACGGGGTTGGCAATGCAAGAGAGTCTTTATAGGGTGAAAGACCAGGCTCAAGTCTTAGTTCAGGTCTCATGGACCGAGGTTCAAACTGCCATTGCCTACCGCCTGTCTTACCGGGTCGCAGGCGGAAACTTCGTAAGCCTGCCACTGACCAGCGCAAACTACGCTGAAATTCGTGACGCCCAAGAGGGGCAGTACGAGTTCAGTCTGAGAGCTATTGGCATCACCCGTAAGGAGAGCGTTCCCGCAACGCTCAGCGGGGTGGTGCTGGGCAAGACGCTACCGCCATCGGATGTCACGGGATTTACGGTTCAGCGCCGAGTTTCAGACTTGATGATTGCCTGGGATGAACTCCCAGATGCTGATCTCTCAGGATACGAGGTCCGCGTGGGGCCAGGTTGGGATAACGCGCAATTAGTGGCCAAGACATCAGGTACGCAGATGTTGCATGACCAAAGTGCAGCAGGCCAGTACCCGTATCACATCCGCGCGATTGATACCTCAGGCAATTACAGCGCGCGCGTGACAACCTTTGTGCTGAATTTGCTTGCTCCAAGCACGGTTCGGCAGTTCGATGTTGTTCAATCGGCCAACCGCTTGGAATTTCGCTGGCAACCTAATCCTGAGCCAGAGGTGGTGGGCTATGAGTTACGCGAAGGGGCGGCTTGGGACGCTTCGCTATTTGTTGCCGAGGTCAAATCCACCAGCTACACGCTGCCTTCCGGTTTTGATGGCGAACGTAAGTTTTGGATCAAAGCAATTGCGTCACCTGGGATTTACAGCGACACGCCGACCTTTGTCTCGACGGTGGTGGCCCAACCCCAAAACGCAAATCTGATCCTCGCACGCGATGAGCAGGCTTTAGGGTTTCCTGGTACCAAGCACTTCGCCTCGGTCGTCTCGGTCAATGGCCGCAATGTGCTGCGCATGAGCACAGGTGCTCAGACGGCTGAGTATCTGTTTGAGTTGGACTTGGTCTCACCCATTCGTGCTCAGAACACGCTGCTCAACAGTTTGGGTGCATCGGTTGATGACCGTACAACATGGCTGGAGGCTAACTTTCCTTGGGCAAGTGATGCTGCCAAACGCCAATGGGCATATGACGGTGCAATTGCCAACGTGGATGCGCGGTTTCAAATTGCGCGTGAAGATGCGCTGCAAGCTGGAGAAATTTACGGCTGGAGGCTTAATGGTTCCACTGGCGGTCTTGGTAACCCGTTGCTAAGCCAAGCAGCAAGCGTGAGTTACGCCGCAGGTCGGTATGGCAACGGGCTGATGGTCAAGGACACGACCCGAGTCGCTTGGAGTGTGAGCATTCCAGACGTCTTTCACACGTCATTCTGGTTTGCGCCTTCTGAGATTACAACTTGTGTCATCTGGGCAGCGACAGGCTCATCGGGGCAACTGCTCGTGGGATATGACGCTTCAATTGGTTCCTTTTTCTTGGAGGACCATCTCGCAAGGCGAGTGATTGTTGCGTTCTCTGTATCCATTACGGACAGGATTTGTCTCGGTGTTTGTCAAACGGCCAGCGAGCGCCGACTCTTTGCAGGACGAATGGGTGGTGATGTCGATTCGGCGAGCGCTGCAATAGCGCCGGTCGGCACCTTTACAAGCCTGCGTTTGTACTAGATCTAGCCCAACCAAATTTCACCCAACCGTGGCGCTGCTCTCGCAAGAGGCGGCGTCATTTTTTTTAAATGAGGACTTTTATGATCCAAGAATCTATGCAGCTTTATGGCGCGATGACTCTCATCGTGCACCGTTCTAACGGCGAGGTTGAAACTGTTCACAAGGACAACATCATCGTCAACGTGGGCTTCGACTTTATTGCCGATGCCATTGGAAAGTCTGTCAGTCGTCCCAACGTGATGGGCTTTATTGCCCTTGGCACAGGGACTACCGCAGCCGCAGCAACACAGTCGGCGCTGGTGACAGAACTCGATCGCAACGCTGCGACCTACGCCCATACTGCTGGCACCAAGACATTTACTTTCACAGCTGATTTCCTGGCTGGTGATGGCACCGGTGCAATCACAGAGGCAGGGGTATTCAACGCAGCGTCAGCTGGCATCATGTTTGACCGAGTGGTGTTCCCTGTGGTCAATAAAGGTGCTGATGACAGCCTGACCGCCGTTTTCACCTTCACGATGAGCTGATCCTCATGCCCGAAACGGTGACGGTTACTGAAACCCAGGGGTCTCGATACACGTGGGCTTCGGCTGGATTCACATGGTCAAGTGCCAGTGCAGGCAAAAGCTGGACTGCAGCCTATCCTGCGGTTTACAGCATTGCTGTAGCCGCAACGCTTGCCTTCATCGAAGCTGGATCGCGAAGCTGGACAAAGCGTTCGAGTGAGAGCCTTCCAATTTCAGAAGGGCGAAAAAACATATTCACCTTGCGTGAGTCTGAGTCGGTTGGGTTCTCTGAAACCTACTCGGACCTCATCGCTTTTGTCTTGCGCTGGGTTGAATCGATGGCCTTATCAGAGAGCGTCTCGAAAGGCAATAAAAAACAAGCGGCAGAGTCATTTCAGGCTTCTGACGACCTCAGGCGCGCACTGACAAAAAATACCGGTGAAAGCTTCACATGGTCTGAATCACTTCGGCGAAACAACATAAAGCGCCTGGCTGAAGTGATGCCTCTCTCTGAATCTCTTCAAAAGCTAATCGTAAAAAACAGGTCCGAAAGCTTGGGATTAGGCGACCACTTGGACCGCGTCATCACAAAGCAGGTTACAGAGGCGATTGCGTTTGCTGAAACCTACACAGACCTCATTGCCTTTGTCCTGCGAGTTAGCGAAGGCCTCGCCGTTAGCGATTTAGGCGCTAAGCAGGTAAGAAAGCCACTGACCGAATCCTTTGGCACGTCCGACAAGGTGACTCGCCAAGCAATCAAGCGAGTTGCCGAAGCCGTGGCCATTGGCGAGGCCCTGGGCAGGACGGTGGCATACCGGCGCTACCTCACTGATGGTTTCGGTGTATCTGATGCACTGCGAAAAGCTTTGAGGCTGACCGCTCGAGAGGCGTTACTTCTTGCCGAGCAGTACCGCAGGCATGCCAATGGCGTTATCAGCGACATGATTGTTGCCAGCGGTGAGATCACTGAAGATGACTTTGCAGCCATCGTTCAGTCTGGACATCCACCGGGCTACACCGACTTTCGAGATTTCATTCAGGGTGACTACACCTACCGGCGCGCTTTATTTCGTGCGATCTTGAACTCAAGAAACTCAGACCGAGGGTTCATTGATGCCCTGAGAGTAACGGTAGACGTACCCGACATCTTTGATCGTGGAACAGCTCAGATTACCGACGCAGCTGTCGGTGTCGTGATTACCTTCACGCGCTCATTTCGAGTTCCCCCCGAAGTGACTATGACCCACAAGGGAGGAACGGTCGTGGCAATAGCGCGGCTAGTTGGCTCCATCACAACAGGCGGCTTTACAGCTGTTCTGGAAAACACGTCCGGCACTCGAGTTGCCGGTTCTTTCACTTGGATTGCACAGGGGTACTAGATGCAAAACTTTACCGACATTCCGTCGTCGCGCTCGCTTTCAGATTCGCTCATTGAGATTTTGAACAACGACAAGACCGGAATTTCTTGCAATAGCGGAACCACTTTCCCGACTACAAACCAGCAAGTTGGAATGCTCTGCTACCGCACAGATCAATTGAAGCTATACCAGTTGATCGGAGTCAACCCCGATAACTGGCGTTTCATCATGGACTTGTCCAGTGGGATCGACTCCCAGTTCGCGACCAAGCTCAATGCCTCTTCTTACACCGCTGCCGATGTTCTAGCGAAGCTACTTACTGTTGATGGGGCGGGAACTGGTTTGGATGCTGATCTGCTTGATGGTCAGCACGCTAGTGCGTTTGCCTCAAGTACTCACAACCACAATGCAACGTACCTTGGTATTGCTGCCAAGGCCGCTGACGCCGACAAGTTGGATGGTTATGACTCCACCGCGTTTGTGAGATCGGTAAATGGAGCCGGTCCAAATGCAAGCGGTAATGCCACGGTAGTAATTGACTTGTCTAGTCGTGTTGCCAAGACGGGTGACACGATGACGGGGAATCTGACGATTCAAAACACAGCCCCAACACTCACGATGCAGGACACGGACAACGTGACTCGCTCACTGCATGTGAACAGCAACCTCATGGGATTTTTAAAGTCCGACGGTAACTGGGACATGTATACGAACAACAGCGGATCTTTGTGGACTGCGAATTACGGCTGGTTGCACGACTATTTCTTTTCCACGATTACCAACTGCGGTTACTTTGCGGGAAATTGCAGTGGCAATACTGGCAATTGCTACAACGGCCCAGGCGCTACGGCTGTTGTCCAGCAAACAAACTGTGGGAATGTTTCAGTAGATCGCTTGGTTCTGGAAGATGGCGGTTCTTCGGTTGCCATGAAGACTTACCGATACAGCTACAACTGCAATTGCAATTGTGCTTGCGACTGCTGCTGCTGATTGGAGTAAATATGAAAGTCATTGCAGTTCGCAACCCGTTACTTCATCCATACGCATTTCATCAAGTCGCTCTCATCCGAGACACTGCTGGTCGATCGTTGATTGTTCGGTATCGATTGGCCAGAACCAGTCAACCTGAAGAAGACCCTGTCTTTGACGCAGATGAGCAGGAGGTTCGCATTAATCTGGCAGCACTCAGAAACCGCCCCGACTGGTGCGACCACCAGTGCTATTTCCTGGCGCTGAAAGATGGACGCTTGGGACCACTTTTTTCACTCTTTGTTGCCACGCTGCCTGCCCGGCTTGCGGCAACCGAGTTTGCAACGATGTCGCAGCAAAGTCTGGTCATAGGAATCAACGTCCCATTTGCAGACGCCACGGATGACGAGTTATTTCTGACCGTCAACATGAATCAGCGTTGCAGCGATACCGATATTGAACTAGATGGTGATCTGAGCCTTGAGTGGAGCCAAGCTGCATCAAGCGGAACACACAGAACCTTATTGCTCCCACAACTGCGCTTGTCAGCTCCTCCAACCATCGCAGCCGATGGTCAGGCGACGATCACGATTCAACTGGAGGATGTCGCCGAAGAGCCAATTCAAAGGCAAGCAACCATCTATCTGGAGGCGATCTCAGGTGTCTTGCCTCGGGCTAGGGTCACAACGCTTCAGGGTGTTGCCACCGTGCCAGTCTTTGCCACTGGGATGTTTCCAGGCGACCAGGTTCGCATTAAAGCAGGCTGGAAGTATTTCCCCGGTGTTGATGACGTAACGCTCGATGTCGTCTGATGTTGCAAGCGCTTTTTGCAGTTCCGGTATTTGTGACGAATCTTGGTTTGTCTGATGACGCACGCTTCCTTCTTCGGGAGCGAGCCCTGAATGCTTACCGAGTCAACAACGTCAATCTAAAGCCTTGGTCTAGGTCCACCCGTGAGTCACTGGTGAATCAGGAGCCTGTCTTTAAGGATCTTTTCGCCAGTGTCATCTGTGTGGCAGAGACGGCTTTTAGTGTTCGTGTTGCCTCTATTACAGGACGCGAGTTGGTTCAGTTTGATGGCGATTTTGTGCCCCCGCACGTTGAGCCTTCAGTGCTGTCTGCTATCTACTGGATTGATACCGCCTCTACACCTGACCACGCTAGGGGTGATCACAACGGATCACTTGTGCTTCAAAGCCCAGTAGGACCTTTTGGGACCAAGGGTCTGCCGATTGAAGAGAGGGTCCGATTCATTGATCCAAAGCCAGATCAATTGCTGATTTTTCCAAGCCACTTGGTTCACTTCGGCCATGTTTATCGGGCTGCAAAGCCAAGCGTCGAGATTCATTTTGAAATGGAAATCACTTGATCTATTTTTTCATTCACACGAATAGGATGTTATGAGTACCTTTTTGATTCACACCCTCATCCCCGGTGGTCGTGAAGGCCCAACCCTTCGCTATGACAACCAGACCTCGCTGCTGACCGATTCGCTGACTGGACAACCAGTTGTGAAATCCTTTGCATCGCTACCTTCAAACAAGCAAGTATTCGCAACCAGCAAAGACACCCCTGCAAGGAAGGATTCGCCACGAATCTTGAAGATTTCTCTTGGGCTGTCTTGCAACTATGAGTGTGAATACTGCTCGCAACGCTTTGTTCCGCGAGCTGCAGAAACGAACCCCGCTGAGGTTCAGTCTTTCATTGACGGACTGGATGAGTGGGTAACTTTTCCTCCCGAGCGGATTGAGTTCTGGGGTGGTGAGCCACTTGTTTACATCAAAACATTGCGCCCGCTTGCCCAGTTGTTGCGTTCAAAGTATCCCAGCGCCCATTTTTCAGTGATTACCAACGGTTCACTATTGAATGCGGAGGTTAATGAATGGCTCGACGTTATGGGATTCAGTGTTGGCATCTCTCATGATGGACCTGGTCAGCATGTGCGAGGCCCTGATCCACTGGATGATCCTGAAAAGCGAGCAGCCATCATGGATCTTTACCAGCGGCTTGCTCCAAAGGGTCGTGTAAGTTTTAACGCGATGCTCAACCGCTCAAATATTTCCAGAGCTGCCATTCAGCGGTTCTTTACCGATCTGACCGGAGATTCTGAGGTCATGATCGCAGAGGGAGCGTTTGTTGATGCATACGACCCAGGCGGGCTCGCTCTTTCGCTGCCTCCCAGTGAAGCTCATGAGTTTCGTCGATCATCGTTTCAGGAAATTCGACAAGGCAAAGCAGACAGGGTATCTGGCGCAAGGGATCGGGTTGCATCATTCATTAACTCGCTGCGCCTTCAACGAACCGCTTCGAGCGTGTCGCAAAAGTGCGGCATGGATAGCACCGAGGCAATCGCAGTTGATCTTCGGGGCAATGTGCTCACCTGTCAAAACGTGAGCGCGCAGTCGACTGCGCCAAACGGCGAGAGTCACCGCATTGGTCACGTTAGCTCTTTAGCCTCCGTTACGCTACGTACGGCAACTCATTGGTCTAAGCGCGATGAGTGTCCGAAGTGTCCGGTTCTTCACATCTGCAAGGGCGCGTGCATGTTCTTGGAGGGGCCACTTTGGGAAGCCTCGTGCAACAACGCTTATTCCGATGCTCTTCCAATTTTTGCTTCTGGGATTGAGTTTCTAACTGGTCTGGTTCCTGTCTTCATAGATGGAGACCTTCCGGAGGACCGAAAGGATGTTTTTGGACTTACCCAAACCAATCCCACTGGAGATGAAGTTACTCGCAAACCTTTTCCGGTTCGGGTTGTTGCCTCTTAAAAATTAAAAATTCTTGCTTCAAGCCCGCCTGGTTTACTCCTGTGCGGGCTTTTTCTTTTTGGAGATGCCCATGACAGAAGAATCCACCAGTTCACAAAACGCTGACATCCTGAACCTTCGCCCGGAGGATCTGGATGATTTGCTCACCCGCGCCGCCGAGCGAGGAGCAGAGCGTGCATTGGCCTGCCTTGGCCTCGAAAACGGCCACGCTGCCCGTGATATCCGTGACCTGCGGGGTCTCATCGATGCCTGGCGTGAAGCGCGCCGAACCGTTTGGCAAACCACGGTCAAGGTTCTGACCACAGGGGTGCTTGCTGCACTTTTGGTTGGAATCGCCATCAAGTTGCGTCTTATGGGAGGTCCTCAATGATTGAGACTCTATTAGGCGGCTTGCTGGGCGGCGCGTTTCGCCTGGCTCCAGAGGTCCTGAAATGGTTCGACCGCCAAGGAGAGCGTGGCCACGAGTTGGCCATGCAGGACAAGGCGCTCGAGTTTGAGAAACTGCGTGGTGCTCAACGCATGTCTGAGATCGGCGCGGCTGCCGACGGCGCATGGAACACAGGCGCAATCGAAACTCTTCGCGATGCTGTGCGCACTCAGGGTGAAAAAACTGGGGTTGCCTGGGCCGATGCACTTTCCAGCACAGTTCGCCCAGTGATCACCTATTGGTTCATGGCGCTGTATTGCGCGGCGAAGACGGCAGCATTCGCGGCAGCTTTGTCTTCCGGTGCTGACTGGGGTACGGCAGTTCTGCACGCCTGGACTGAAGCCGACCAGGCGCTGTGGGCCGGGGTCCTGAACTTCTGGTTCTTGGGCCGTGTGTTTGACAAGGTTCGGCCGTGATCGATGTGCCGCAAGCAGCTATCGACTTGGCCAAGCGGTTCGAGGGGTTCTGCCGGGTGCCCAAGTCAGACCCTGATCGTGCTTATCCGTATGTCTGTCCGGCAGGGTTTTGGACCATCGGGTACGGCCATCTTTGCGATAACAAGCATTCGCCGATCACTATGGAAGAGGGCGAGGCTTATCTTGCCGTCGACATGGCTGATGCACTGAGAGCCACGCTGCGCTACTGCCCGGTACTGGCCACTGAGCCGGAGGGGCGGCTTGCAGCGATTGTTGACTTCACCTTCAACCTTGGGGCCGGTCGGTTGCAGGCGTCGACGCTTAGGCGGCGGGTCAATCAGCGTGACTGGCCTGGTGCGGCGCAAGAGTTGCGTCGGTGGGTTTACGGCGGCGGTAGAGTGCTGCCAGGGCTGGTGCTAAGGCGAAACGCGGAGATAGATATGTTGTTAAAGTAATTCGTTAAATCTACCAAAATGATAGAAATAAATTCAATCTGGAATCACACGCGGAAAAGCCTGGGGACGCCAGAGTGGGTTCTTCGAAATTTCGAGTGCATTTTGGGCTTCAATTAATTCGCCATCAAGTTTTGAAAGTAGATCCTGATTTAGATTGCCAGATTTTTGAATCTCAATTAGAAGCTGAATAAGTTGATCTAAAGTCCACTCGAGGTGAGTGTGAACCCTAGCCGAATGTAAAGCGTCTGAAACAGCCAAGACACAACCCTCACCATCATGAAGCATGCCTTCAGAATCTAAAGTTATTGCAGTGGTTTGTGAAGAGTTTCGCAGCATATAGATGGCTTGTAGAACTTGGTTTCTTCAAAAGTACAAACGCAGTTAAATCATTGCAGATACGCGCGCAAGTATGTTTTTAGTTCATTTTGCAAATCAGATGGCAAGTATCTAACTTCGGTAGTTAAGGATAAATTGTTGGGTCTGCCCGCGCTACTAGGCAGACTGAAAACTGCTGGTCCTGGAACTACATTGCTGCAAGAGTTTGACAGCAACACATAAACACCGCTTCCCCATCTTGCTTGAGGCCCAGGCCAGTGCCGGTCAAGGTTGACGTCTAGTACACCAGATTGAGAGACTGTTCCAGAAATGCTCCCGTTTGCTGAAATGCTGCCAGCTAGGGATGGTCTGATTAATTCGACGCAAACCATGGCAGATAGTCGTCGACTTCAATTTCTTGCGTTTTCAGCTCAATGCGCCCAGTTGAGTAACGATTTTTGAGTCCCTTGGGGCTGCGTTGGC